TCAGAATACTGTACAGATTGCTATGAAGCAATACGAACGTGCATTAGCACAAGAGCAACTACCGCTGATACTCTCTCAGATGGAAGCGTTACATGCAACAACAGAGATGCAGTTCAATGGCTTACATATTGACACAGCAAAGCTTGATAAGTACACAGTAGAAGTTGTTAACGAATATGTTGAATGCAAACTTGACTTGGAAGAACTCTCTGTTAAGCACATGATTGAAGACGTTAACAGTCCTAAGCAGTGGTCACAGTTTTTCTTTGGCGGTACTAAGAAGATACGAGTCAAAGAAGAAGTGGGTCTGTACAAGAATGGTAAGACCAAGTACAAGCTCATGGATAAAACTGTAGACATCAAACCATTCATCAAGTACACACCAGACCCAGAAAAGGTATCTGCTAAGACTGGTCAGGTATCTGTAGATGACTCCGTACTAAACGATATGCTCAAGCATACGTTTGATGCAGAAGCAATCTCAATCATTAACAAACTAATAAAGTACAGGGAGCTATCAAAGCAGCTCTCGACCTATGTACAAGGGCTTAGCAAGCACGTTATAGGTGACTTCATACATGGCAAGCTAAACCACACAGCGACTGTCACAGGTCGCTTGTCGTCAACCAATCCCAACCTACAGAACATTAGTAATAACCCTATCAAGCAAATCTTTACATCAAGGTTCCCAGGAGGCATGATTGTCGAGGTTGACTTTAATCAACTAGAGGTTGTGGCTCTAGCGCATGTTACTAGGGACAAACAACTCATCAAGGACATCTCAGGCGGCATTGACATTCACAGTGCTTTGTACGAAGGAATGTTTGGTAGACCACCAACCAAGGAAGAGCGTAAGCCTTTTAAGGCTAGGACATTCCAACTTATCTACGGTGCAGGTGCTAAGGCTATCAGCAAGCAAGCAGGTTGCAGCCTTGACGAAGCTAAGAAGTTTGTAGATGTGTTCTACACACGTTATCCACAGGTAGGTGAATGGCACACTAAATTTGCAGAAGAGGTAGAAAGAAACTCAACCTACGAGCTTGACGAACATGGCTTTCGAGAGAAAGTTAAGAGTTACGTTTTAAACACAGAAACTGGACGTAAGTTTTTGTTTAAGGAATATTTTAATGAGAGTAGTTGGTCGTCTAGGACGTACAATTTCAGCCCCACTGAATTGAAGAACTACCCTATACAAGGTCTAGCAACTGGTGATATTGTCCCAATGATGTTGGGTATTATCTTCAGATGCTTAGAGGGCAGAGATAATGTGAAAATGGTTAACACCATACACGACTCTCTAATGTTTGATGTTGCAGCATACGCTGTAGATGATTTTATAAAGGAGATAACAGGAATACTTAAAGACACACACAAGTATTTTGAAGAAAGATTTAAAGTGCCACTGGCTCTGAAGCTCAATGCAGGAGCGTCAGTTGGTAAAAATTGGTTTGATATGAAAGAACTTTGATATGACAATGATGACAGGCATCGTGGAAGCAATTTCCACAAAAGACGTAAACACCAAGTTTGGCAACAAGCCTACTTACTCTCTTAAAGTTAACGGCACATGGGTTAAATGTGGCTTCAAGAACCCTAACGCAGGTGCAGGTGATGAAGTAGAGTTTGATGGCAACACTGGTACTTATGGTCTTGAAACCAAAGCAGTCAATGTATTACGTAAAGGAGCTGGAACACCACCACCAGCTGCTACTAGTAACAGCACACCTGCTCCCGCAAGGACAACAGGAAGTGGTTACGCAGCTAAGGTATTTCCTATTCCACCTTTACATGGTGACCGCGCTATTGTTCGTCAGAACGCTTTGGCTCGTGCTACAGACATCTACATTGCTGCTCGTGGAGGCAAGCCTTGGGAATTAGAAGCAACTAATCTTGACTTTGTTATTTCTCTTGCTCGTAAGTTTGAAGCTTACACAGCGGGTGACTTAGACATGGCAGAAGCTATTGCAGAGAATGAAGTACAAGAGTAATTAGGTAAGCAGTTGCCTAGTTTTATGGGGCTGTTAAGCCAGCATTCGAGGATGTCAACGTAGGGAGTTTTCTGGCTTTCTGCCCTACCCAGTTGAAGACCAAATCGTAGCCCTACTTTTTTATAAGGAATATATGCGAGCATTAATAGACGGTGACATAGTTGTTTACCGTGGAGCAGCATCAGCAAATGAAGATGAACAGTGGATAGCTCAAGCAAGAGCTGACCAGATGATTCAAGACATCTTGGCTGACACTAAAGCAACGTCCTACAGTGTTTACCTAACAGGTACTGGCAACTTCCGTAGAGACATAGCACCAAGCTACAAAGCTAATAGACCAGATGAACGACCAACACACTGGCAAGCAGTACGGGAGTTCCTAATAACACAACACAAAGCAATCACCTGCAACGGCTACGAAGCAGACGATCAGATGGGAATACAACAAGACAAAGAAGGTGGAACAACAGTCATTTGCAGCATAGACAAAGATTTATTACAAATTCCAGGTAAGCATTACAACTTTGTAAAGAAAGTATTTACAGAAGTAACACCTGATCAGGGTCTAAAATTTCTATACATGCAGAGTCTTATAGGTGATAGAAGCGATAACATCATAGGCGTAGCTGGCGTAGGTCCAGTAAAGGCAGAGCGAGCATTAGCAGAGCTGTTGCCTGAAGAGTGGTACGACAAGTGCCGTGAACTCTATAGCGATGACGAACGCTTTCACCTCAACATGAAGCTGCTATACATTTGGCAGAAGCCCAACGATAGTTGGGAACCACCTAAACAAGAGGAGAACACATGAAGGATATTAATATGCAGCACATGACTATGACAGAGTATGTTGCTATAGCTATGCTCAGTGAGCTTGCATTCAAGGATGCAGTTCTAAAGATGATTAACGAGAAAGAGATAACTTCAACCAAGGTTGTTGAAACTTGTTTCACCTGGGCAGATGTATTTATGCAAGTGAGGGCTGAACGTAATGCCAAGACCAAAGAGGCATAGTCCCGCAGGATACCGCAGCGGCTTAGAAGCTAAGTTCCAAGCAGCTTGCGAAGCAAAAGGGTGGAAGCTAGGGTACGAACAAGACAAAATCAAGTACGTCATACCAGCAAGCAACCACACCTACACACCAGATTTCACTGTTACTAGTAACGTCTACATAGAGACAAAAGGTCTATGGACTGGTACAGATAGGAAGAAAGCTGTGCTTATCAAGCAGCAGCATCCTGAAATAACTATCCTTTATGTGCTACAGCGCAACCAAGGATTGTCAAAGAAGAGTAGCACCACCTACTTAGACTGGGCAGCTAAACACGAACTAGACGCTTGTGTGTTCACCAACACCGAGCATTGGCAAAACTTTATTATGAAACATCTACCATGAAAATTTCTCCCGAAGCAGCAGATCGCAACAGAATCCTCATCAACGAACTACTTGAAAAGTGGAAACAACACGAAGCAAACATGAACAAAGAATCAGCTCTTCAGTACTTAGAGAAGCTGCAACAACCTAAACTCAATCAAGCAACAGCATGATTCCAAGATTCCCACCAAGGTTTGCCGCATGGCTAAACCCCAATGAGAACCCATTCTCAGCAACATCAGAGCATCTTCTCTGGTTTGCTGAGTTTGTTAAACAAGCCGAGAAAAGGAGTTAGAGATGGACAGAGATAGTATGGTGCTAGTAGTTCTTACTGTGTCATCAGTAGTTGATTCAGTTATCAACTTTTTGGGGTACATAAAATGAAATGTGACCCAGACAACAGTGACCACACAGAACTACGTGCTAGAGATTTTTATGAAAAACGTAGACGCTACCAACTAATGGCAAATCCAGATTGTCGTGATCCAGACCACCCAGGGTGCGATAAATGTGATGACGACAACTTAGAGTACATTGACGATGAAGACGACATCCAAGAGTACAAATGAAACAATCAAGACACACCAAGATTAGAAACCTGATACTAGCATCCTCAGATGGGATGACTACTAACCAATTAGCTAAGGCTTTGGGGTCTAGCTATAAGAGTATGCAGCACACTATGAACAATGTCTGGGGGGTCTATGTAGACCGATGGCAAACAGTGCCTCGTAAGGGGCAATACGCAGCCGTATGGATGTGTGTTGAAGTACCACCAGACACACCATACCCAGAAGATGGGATTTCACCTAAACCTCAAACTGAATGGAGAAAGCCGTGATACCAATGCTACCCCCAGAAGATGATGAATTGTTTAACGACATAGAGCGTCTAAGCAATGTTAGAAAAGAAATGCTACGTACCCCACACAAAGAAGCTAGGTTACTAGCTGAAATAACAGTCTTGTCCGAGATGGTAAGAATACTGTCTGCAAGAGTTAAAGAACTAGAGGATAAATACAATGACAAGTTTGTGGCGTAAGAGAAAGCATTTTGAACAAAACCACGACAATTTGTCAAATTCAATTGACAGATTGCACATGATGTGGATTGATCCACCAGAGGGGTGGAAATATGGTTTCCCCGCCATATACGACCCAGATGCTGATGGACAGTTAAGCGACTGGATTGTCAGAAAAGGCTATCCACTTCTGAAAATAAAAGAATATGGCGATGCTTGGGCAGTTCGGTGCTGGCCAGCAGAAGAACCTCAT